AGATCTATGGTTCTCTTTTAAAAATTGCTTAATATAATTTACAACTTTGTCTTTAATATCTATATTAAAACATTCAGTATATCAAGAGAATACTTTTTTTTGAAATTTTCTATAGTCTTTAAAACTAGACTTTAAATAATTTTCTAAATACACAGCTTCATGTAATGTACATGGATATTGAAGTAATAACTTAGCTTTATGTTTACTTTTATTTGAAATATTTATTATTCGTTTATTTAATTCTTTAGATATACCTACTTTAATAAATGAATCCACATCATTATATATTTCAAGAACATAAATATCTACATTAGCGTTTTTATTATTTAAATTTGCTTCTTTTATATTATAATTATATCTATTTTCTAAACTACATTTTTTGCATCCACTGCCTTGTGTATGATCATTAGGGCGCTGTAAAAAATTACCATGTTTTGAACATATTATAATGACAGGAATACTCATTGTTTGATAATTAACTAAACTATAATCATATTTATCTTTATGTTTTTCTTTAGCTTGTCTAATAAATTCTTCTTGGTTAATTCTTATTAATTTACCTGCTCTTTCATTAGAACATTTAGGACATCCTCTTTTATTAAATATGTGATTATACGGTAACATACTAAAACTGCCATGTATAGTACATATAATAGTAATTTTATTATCAGATATATTTTTATAATTTATATCAGCGTTTGAATAATCATATATATTCCCATGAACTTCTAAAAATTTTTTTAATACTTCTTCATTTTTATTAAATATTCGTTTCATTATCTATAATCATTATATACTTTTAATATATCTTCAACAATTGGATCTCTATGATTTGTGATCATATTTACTATTTCAAACCCAGGTATATCTTTCATGTGTTTACATACAAAATCAAAGCCTGATTTTGATTTGTCTTTAAGATCTATTTGTCCACTGTCACCACATATTATAATTTTACTTCCTATACACATTCTGGTTAGTATTAATTCAAGTTGAGTCATAGTACAGTTTTGAGCTTCATCTAAAATTACACAACAATTACTAAAATTTCTTCCTCTCATATATGCTAAAGGAATTACCTCTATATGACCTTCTGTTATTTCTTTATCTATTTTATCTTTAGAATATAACCTGTACATATTGTCATAAATTGACATAGTATAAGGATCTGTTTTTTCTTTTACCGAACCAGGTAAAAAACCTAATTCTTCTCCTGAAGTAACTAAAGGTCGAGTTATTATAATTTTTTCGATTTGTTTTTTAAATAACATATCTAAAGCAGTATTAGAAGCAGTTAAACTCTTTGCTGTTCCTGCTTTTCCTTTAAGGATAGTTATTTTATTGTCATATATAATTTGTTTAGCTTTCTTTTGTTCTTCATTTAATTGAATTTGAAATTTAATTTCATTTTTACGTTCTCGATTGGGTTCTTTCATAAACGGTATTTGATATAAATATTTACTTTAAACCGTTAGTTCATATCTAGTATTACCACAGTCCCATACTCTAGTATATTTTTTATTTGTCATTATTTCTTTTTCAGTTTTACTTATATCTTCACCTTGTTTTTTAAGATGAAATTTATTAAAATTATATCTATGTAACCTAGACATAAAATCTTTAGTATAAAAATAATTAGGAGGTGATGTTTTAGCAAATATGAATCCTAATTTTAAATACATGTTATTGTTTGGATCAGTCCATCTATTATCTGAGTATGAATATATATGTTTGGGTTTATATGTTTGGATAAAATATTTAAGTAATTTACTTGCTCCTCCTACCACTCCTACAGATGAAGCATATCTTACTAATTCATATGATTCTTCTATATTATTTTTTGTTCTTCCTATAGCTATACGAGGTTTTTGAAATGTCATTACCGCTACTATATCGTTATTATAATATAAACCTAGTCGTATATTAGAATGACATGTACCTTGTATATGATTTGTGTTAAGGAATTTATTTTTTATTTTTGAGTCTATTTCTTTAATTTCGCATTTACGAGCGTATATTTTATTGATATTTAAGTTTAATATATTTTTTATTTTAGATCTAACTATTTCATTTTTATTAATCCATTCATCAGAAAATATTTGTATTAGTCTAATACCAGCTTGTTGTGATTTTTTTAGTTTATCTAAATGATAATCCTTAAATCTTCCGCCTTTTTCTGAATGCCAATATAATCCATTATATTCTATTCCTATTTTTAATTCTGGTAAATATATATCTATTTCATATTTTTCTATTATATTTTTGACGCTGGTTTGTATTTCTCCATTATATATGGATTTTATATAATTAACTAGTTCTATTTCTTCTTTCTGATTACATCCACATTTACATAGTTGGTTTTCATTATTATTTAAGTATTTTATAATGTATTCACTTTGTGTTACTTCTGGGTGTGATTTAGTTATATGATACATTAATTGCCTGTTATGCATTATAGGTTTATCACATATACCACAGTTAAACTTATGGTTATTTTTATAACGTAATTGTTTAGGTCTAAATTCACCAAATTCTTTTATATATTTTTCACTATTATATTCTGGATGTTTCCATCGTAAATGGCTTCTAAATGAATTTATTGTTTCTTGAGAATTACATAGTTGACATGTTATGTTTTGTTTATTATTTAATGCTTGTGTTTTTTTAAGTACTTTAGGTCTAAATTCACCAAATTCTTTTATGTACTTATCAATAGTATAATTATAATGTTTAAATTTAAGGTGAGAAATTAACCTAGATGCGTTCATTTCTTTGTTACATATTTTACAAGTAATTGTCATTTGTTTAACATTATTTGTTATAAATATATAACAAAAAAGAAACCCATCCAAACGGATGGGTTTTCTTTAAAGTATAGTTTTTATTAAATTACACTACGTTTAAGTCAGCAACTTTAACTAAACCATAAAACTCAGGTCTTACCATTTTCTTAGCATAACGAGTCATTATACCTTTTCTTGGAGTGAAGGTATTTGGATCGTACACTAATGGAGTCATGATCAATGGAATGTAAGGAGCATAAACAGCACCAGTTTCTAAGAATTGGTTACCACGGAAGCCCATTAAAATCACGTTTTCTAACATGTATGGGTTTTTGTATACTTTGTAACGGCTATTTAGTTGACCGATTTTTTGTACACCAAACGCATACTTCATAGTATCTGCTGCACCATCAGTATCAGCTGCGAATCCAGGAATTGATTCAAGGATAGTAGCTACTGTAGGAGAAACAACCATAAAGTTTGCACCACCACGTAATGTTCTTTGATGAATTGCGTTAGAAACTTTTTGTAATTTAATACCTAAAGTTTGGAACCAAGTCATTTGTGTGTAGTAAACACCAGTTGTGTTACTTGTAAATCCAGTTTGAGCAGCGTTGATTTGGTTACCAACTTTTGCTGACCAGAATTCTTGGATTGGAGCGTTCTCGATTAACATGTCTAAGATTTCTAAGTCAATCTCTAAAGAGATATATTCAGATAACATGTTAGTTAATTCAGCTTCCGCATCTAAGTTTTGGTAAGCATTTAAATCCTGCGCAAATTCTGGAGTCCATTGTGCTTTTAATTTACGAGTTTTAGCAGCAATAGTTTCAGATTTTAATTGTACGTTAATTTCTGGAATAGAAATTGCAGCGCCAGCATTACCACCTGAGTTAGAATATGCTTGTCCATCTTCAAAATCACCGCGTGCGTTAAAATCAGTTTTCTTGTTATAGAATACTGTGTAAGAACCACCCGCAGCGTTACCTACAGCTACACCTGAACCGCTTACAAAGAAAGTAACACTACCGTTACTGTTTAAAGTTGTAAACTGGTGTAAGTTAGAAGCTTCAACAATTGAACCAGAAATAATAGAAAAAGCTCTAATACCACTAGGGTCAATAGCTGAACTAATTGAAGCAGTTGGAACTGTGATAGCAGCTACAGTTTGTAAAGCAGCATCTGTACCACCAACTACTGAACTAGAGTAGTTAGCGTCAAAGTTTAATTGAGCAAAAGAAGCTGAAGCTACACTAACACCTGCTGCGTTATAAGCTACAGAAGATGAAAACTGATTAACTGAATAACCGTAACGTCCAGCACCGTAAAGACCACCAGAAGCTAAGTTACCGAAGCCTTCTACTATATCATCAGTACCATATACTGAATTTTGACCAGCAGTAGTTGAGAATGGATTTCTAGAAGTACCATATTGGAAATCTAAGAAAAACACTAAACCAGCTGGTAAGCTCATTGGTTGAACTGATACGAACTCTTTAGATGCGATTTGTCCGAATACTTTACGAACTAATGGTAAAGCTACGCCAGCCCATTGTTCACCAGTACCTGGAGTGAAGGTACCACCAGTACCTGTTTGAGAAGATTCAACAACTAATTGCTTAGCTTGATTCTCCAACATTGTTGCCATGTTTGTTTTATCTTGGTCTTTTAAACCTTCTAACAAACCTGACTTGCCCCATTTTGTAGCTAAACGACTAGCGTCGCTTTGCATAGACTGCCATGGGTTAGCAGATTCGATTAATGTTTGAATAGCACTCATTGTGTTTGTTTGTTATTGTTTTTGTTTGTTATTATTTAATAATACCTGCTAATTGTTGCATACGGCGAATAGCAGCATCACCTTCTACAATTGAAGTTTTAGGTGCAACACCTGCAGCTTTTGAAGCAAACCCAATTGATTCTTTAATAGTTGTTTTTTTAGAAACACTTAAACTTTCGTTTAAAGTATTGTAAATAGTTTTAGCTTCTCTAACATTTTTAGCTTTATCGATAGTACTAATAACTTTTACTTTTTGTGCTTCAGATAAGTTTTTAGATTTGAAGATTCTGTTTACATATGTGTTTTTAGCATTTAATAAGTTAACTTCATTAAGTTCATTTTTTAAATACTTAATAACTTTGATAGCTTCTTCTAATTCTTTTTTAGTTTTAGCAGCTTCTTTTTTAGCTTTTTTAGCTTCTTCTATATGTTTACTTTCTTCCTCTTCTTCTTCTTCCTCATCATTTTCAGATAATTCAGCTAAAAATTCGTCTAAGTTAACGTCTTTTTCGTCTTCTTTATCTGCTTCTTCTTCATGACCTAAAGCTTGAGCTACAGCAGTTTTAATAAGATCTTTTAATTCAGCTACATCTAAAGTTTCAACAGATTCAGATTTTTTAGCTTCTTTAACATGTTCTTCTTCTTCTTCCTCTTCTTCTTCTTCTTCATGTTTTTTCTTAGCTTCTTCTACATGTTTACCTTCTTCTTCCTCTTCTTCTTCAAGTTCAGCTAAAATTTCGTCAAGATCAACTTCTTCTAAGCCTTCTTCTTCTGTTTCTTCCTCTAAGCCTTCTTCTTCTAAGCTTTTTTCTTCTGTTTCTTCTTCAAGACCTTCTTCCTCTTCTTCTTCTTTAATTTCATCTTCAGCTTCTTCTTTATAGTCATCTTCATGACTAGTTTGTTTAGCGATGTCTTTTTTCGCTTTTTTCTTACCTTCTTCTTCCATTTCTTCTTCTAAGCCTTCTTCCTCATCCATTTCATTTAATTTTTGAGAAAGCATAGCCATTACTTTGGGAGTGAAAGTTTCGTTAATAACAGCTTTAGCGTTAGCTATAGCAGCATCACGTACAGTTTTAGCATCGGCAATTGCCTGCTTAAATAATTCTTGGTTTGTCATTTGATTGTTTCCTTTTTGACTTGTTTCGATTGCTTATTAGAGAAGCAATATAAAGGATTATATTTTATTATAGATAGGATATTGATGATCCTATATGGGGATGGTCATAAATATATGCTGGGGATGTAAAGCGACAAAGGCTTTATTAATATGCAACAGTTCCTATATAGTCCATAACTTCTTCACTAACAGATATAGCTTTTGGGAACTCTTCAGCAAAATGTCGTAATATGTTTTCTTTAAATTGGTTTTGAAACCAACCGCCGTTTACTAAACGATCGTAAGAATCCATATTTTTATGTTTTAACGATTCAATAACATGATTAATGTATTCTTTAACATTGTATGTAAGAGGAATCTCCAGAGACTCAGTATCAATACCATCATCTACAGCTAAAAGTTCTTTTAATATAGTAAGTAGTTTGATCATTTAATACAGCATATACCAGTTTGAGAACATATTATTTCTGTAATAAGAGAATTTACTTTATTATATTTATATGAATTATTTTTTGTTGGATTATAGCTTTCGTTTAATCCTGTTGGTCTTACAAAAGCACCTTGTGTTGAGGGAGTAGAAACAAAGTCAAATGAAACTAACTCAAAATCATCTTGTACTTCTACTGTATTTTCCCCAAGTGATTTTACTGAACCCATACCACGAGATGATATACCAACTGTAATTTTATTATTAAAAAGTTCTTTTAATATATTACCACTAGGTGTAGGTAGTATTTCAATATCACCCATTAGATCATCGCCTTCCCACCATAATTTTTTAATGTTATGACTAACATTTTTTAAGCTAATTATAGATGAATCGGGGTGATCTAATTCACCTAATGCTCTATTTTCTTTAATTGGACCTTCTAGGTATTTTTTTACTTCACGTTCAAGAACTTCTTTAGGATAAACACGGCCATTTTGATTTTTTGCTTCAGCACGTTGTACTACACCAGAAACAATTAAGTTTTTTGAAGGATTAAGTTTCGCTTCATGTAATGAACGAGGTGAAGGATTAAATGCTAAATATTCTATAAGTATTTGTTTACTCATATTATGGATATTGTGTATTTCCTGATTTTAGGTTTGATAATTTTTGAGTAGCAGCGTTAATTCGAGATTGTAGGTATGATTTTTTCTTACTTTTCTCATCTGGGTTTAAAGATGTATCATTATCTACACTACTTAATTGGCTTTTTAAAGCATTTATTGCTGATCCAGCTGCGGTAATAGCTGTAGTTTTAGCTTGTTGGTCTTGAGAAGCGTCTTCTTTAACTTTATGTTTGAATTTTTCAAATGATTTACCTAAATCAACACCAGATGTATGTTTACTTAATTCAAGTCCATCAATATCAATATCAGAAGCATGTGTTCCTGCATTATATATAGCAAATACTTTACCTTGTTTTTCAGTAAAGTCTTTAATTTTAATTTTTTCACCATTATCTATAGCGATAGCACTGTCATTTTTTTGTAATTCAACACCATCAGCATTTGTAGCTTTTATAATATTACCTTTACTGTCCTTTACTATTTTATATTTTTTAGGGTCAGTTGGTTTATTTAAAAAGTATGGTTTGGCTTCATTTAAAAAAAAATCCATAAGCTTTATGCCTTTACTATGGTATTCTTTTAAGTTAGGAAATTTTTTATTTAAAGTTTTTATTAAATGAGCTAATTCTTTTTGTAAATAATCAGTTTGATTCCATCCTCTTTGGTCTCCGTAGTATTCTTTAACATCATCTATATTATGTAATTTTTTAATATCATCAAAAAATTCTTCTGGGTTGTGACTAATTTTAGATTCGTAGTTTATTAAATATTGTTGGAGAGGAGTTACATTTTTATCTAATTCTTCTTTAACTACTTTAGGTTTACCAGGAACAGGCATAGTTTTTTTAATTCCTTTAGCTTTTTTAGGTGTTTGAGTCATTTCTTTAACACCTTTAGGATTGCTTTTTTTAGCCTCTTTAGGGCTAAACTTATCACTATCCTTTTTATTCATGTTAGGTGTTTTGCCTTTTACACCTTTAGCTTTACTATACCCATCAAACCCTAAATTATCTAATTTAGGTTCAGTAAATTGAATTGGTGATGTTTTTGTAATTAAAAGATTGGTATAATATTGTGGATTTTTACCTAAGTTTTTTAATACTTTAGCTTTAGCTTTTTCTAAACCTTCATGAGTGTAATCACAAGATTCTTCAAGTTCATGTTGTAAACCTAAACGATATTCATACGGGTGAACTTGATCAATTGTAGGAACATGTGGTGGTTTTTCATGTTTAATTATACCTTTATCAACACTAGCTTTTTTAGGTTTAGACTCTTGTTTAGATTCTTTTATTGAATTATCTTTACTATAGACTTTTTTAATAGCATCTTCAAAAAATTGTTTTCTCGACATTCCATTTTTTAATTCAACATTATCTTCTTTATTAGAATGATAAAGACTAAATAAAACAGTCATAAGATCATTAAATAATCTAGATTTTACAGTTTCAGGATTAATTTTATCTTTTATTCTATCAGTGTTTAATTTACGTTCTGCTTTATTATATAACTCATGGTCACCATAAATCTTTTTAAAAAAATCTTCTTTAGTTAAGTTTAACGATTTATAAAAATCTTCGCCATTTAATTCAATAGTATCGTTATTATGAGTTTCACTAATAATACCTTTATTTTTAAGGATTTTAACAGCATCATCATATGATGTAGTATTTAATACCCAAGGTAATCTAGGGTCACGTCTTACTTCATATAAAAATTTCTCGCGAGATACGTCGCCAGATTTATGTTTACGGTATAGTTCTAATGTTGTCATACTAATAAATATTAAAGTCTACCTTGGCCACGATAAACTTTTTTAGTTTCGTGTTTGTTATATGATTTTTTAGCTTTGCCTTTTTTACGTTTACCAAATGATAATTTATTGCCATCATTGGTTGCTTTAGCTTTTATAGCCATTATTTAAATTTTTTAACTTTATTATGTAACTGAGCTACATGTTCTTTAATTTGAGCAATAGCGTTTTCGGTGTGTTTTTTATATTTCAGACTGTTGTTTTCGTTAAGTTCACATTTTAAACGATCAACATATTCCATTAGTTTGTTTATTTCATGAACTTTTTTCTTAACTGCTTTAACAGCTTGATGGAATTGTTCAGGTTTAGTGCGAGTTTTAGTTTCATTACGAAAATGAGCATAACTTTCTTGCCATAGTTCTTTATATTCAATAGCTTTAGAAGCGCGGTTAGGTATAGATGGAGCGTTGGTAAAACCAAATTTTTCAACAGCATAGTTATGTTTTATTTTTCCACCAGCTAATATAGGAGCATCTTCGTTTTGTATTTTTGATTGTTTCCAATCTTTGGGTGTACCTTTATTTTTACGTTTATAAAATGTATTTGGAGTAGCAGTAAAATCACCACCTGCTGTAAAAGACGCTCCTACACCTGTACCAGACATTTCATCTATTACTTCTTTTACTAATGCTTCTAGTTGATCACGATTCATTACTTTACTTTTTTAATTTCTTCTACTAATTGATAATATTGTAAAAGCGCAACTAGATGTTCATCTTTAACACGTGATTTTTCAGGTATAGGTTTAATTAAATTAATTACTTCATTTAGTTTAATCTCTGTAATTTTATCAGAGATTGTTGGTTTTATTTTGGTTAACTCAGTTTTAACTTTAGTTAAATTATTATTAATGTATTCTTTTAATTTAACAGTATCATTTGAATGGTTGATATATTCTTTTAATACTGATTTTTGTTTAGTTGATAGATTAGCATATTTTTTATTAAAACGTTCAATCAAGAATTTATAAGCTAATATACGAACGTTTTTATCTTCTTTAGTTAATTCTTCTTCAACTTCAGAAACTTGTTGTTTAGTCTCAGTTAATGGTTTTCGGATAATATGTTCTAAAATGGTATTTTTATTATCTATCAGTTGTTTAGGACCAACAAATTTTTTAGCGTTAGATAATTCAAGAAGAGTATATGTAGCTGCGAGTACAGGGTAATTGTTTATTTTTGATTTAAAGAAACTTTCTAAATTATAACTTTTTTTAATCTCTTTAATAAGATTATATTTTTCCTTATTTAGTTGTTCTTTATTTAATTTTTTACTTTGCTCAATAATAGTGGAGATAAGTGCACTAGCTTTAACTTCACTTAATTTAGGCGCTGTTACAATTGTATGATAAAGTTTATGTTCTTTAGCTAATTCACTATTAGTAAAAAAACGTTTTACTATCTTAACAGCTTTAGTATTAGTATTAGCTAACGTGTCAGATGCTATCTGACGTACCAATAGTTCAAATAAAATACCTGTATTTTTAAACTTAGAATGTTTGATATTCATATATGATGCAGTATATACTACTAATAAATATATATTTTATTCGATTTCATCGCGGATATTATCTTCACTTAGTAAATCGTTGTTTTCAAACAGATTAACTTTACGACTAAATGGTATTTTATTAAACATTGTTTTATTTCTGTTGTATGTTTCTAAAGCTAATGGTGAACCACCTTTATAAGCCGTACGTAGTTTACCATCTTCTTCATCATCATTTGCTTGATATGTACCAACAGCTAAACGATCTTTACCTAATGGATCTTCTTGACGATTAATAAATGATTTAGATGTTTCAGGACGACCAGCTAATTTAACAGGTTCATTTGGATTTTTTTCATTATACCCTGTTGGTACATCCTTAGGATTCATACCAGATCTGCCCATACCATATGCTACAGCTAATTGATGAGGTGTACCAAATGCTTGGCCACTTTCATGTGGATCATTGCCTTCATTTTCAATTTGTTGGTTGCGGAACTTACGCATTTTGTCTTGAGCTATAAGATCTCTAAATTCAGTATATTGATCTTCACTTAAACGGAATAAATCATTGTATATATAATCTGTTGGTAAAATTTCAGCATCCAGTATATCTTTAGCTAAATTAACTTTTTCTCTCATTAATGCTATACGTTCTTGATCATATATAATTGATGGAGTTGTTAAGTTTAATTCAAAATTAGTTAAATTACCTTCATCATATCCTTGAGAATATAAATGTACTAATGCTATTTTAGTTAGTTCTGATAGAATAATACGTTGTATTCTTTCAACTGTTCGAGCAAAACGTATATCTTCTGCGGCTAAAGTAGCTTTACCGGTTAAGTCTTTTTCATACCCCATAAATGCTTTGGGTATTTTAAGAGAAGCAAATAGTTTATCTCTTAAATAAGCTATATCTTCAATACCATTATAGTCTAATCCTTTAGTTGTATCAATACGAGTTGATTGGTCATTACCTCTGATAGGGATATAAAAATCCTCCATCATGTTCATCATATTAAACTTAAGATTATATTGGCCTGTTTGAGGATCTAAGTATGGTGTTTTTTTCATTTTAGACACCATTTTTTGCATATATCCTTCTACTTCATGAGGAGGTATAGCACCTACGTTCATGTAAAAAATACGCTTTTCAGGTGCTCTCATAATTCTATGAATCATCATAGCATCCTCCATTAATGTATATTGTTTAAATAATTTACGGCCGGGTTCTAGGTAACTTCTACCATAAGGTAAATAATTAACATCACCTAATAGTCTAAAGTGAGCCATTTCATAATTTTCAAAATATATATCTTGGTCTTTCATAGGCATAGTCATTTGATTATACCCTGCAGTCATACCAGAAACACTTGTTGGATCATATTTAAAACGAACATAAGTTGGGTTATTACGGTCAGTACCTTCTTCTCGAACAATTGAATAAGCAGAAAATGGAATAACATTATAAACACCATATTTTTCTGCTATTTCTAGTTTAAGATAAAAGTCACCATACTTACACATAGTACGAATCCAAGTCCATAAGTTAAACTCTATGTTTAAAACATCGTAAAATAAATTATCGAGTATCTTTTTTATATTCTCGTCTGAAGATTTAATATGTAAAACTTCACCATGTTCATTTTTTAATGTACATTCATCAGCAATAATATCTAAAGCAGAAGCTACGATAGCATCTGTATCCATTGCTTCATAGTCAGTATATAATTGAACACGTAATGTTTGGTAATTATAAACATTATTCAAATTATAAACGCCAGCGCCTGATGTTGTGTATATTTTAGAAAAACGATCAACTAAAGCATTGGTTTGAAGCGTGCCTAAAGATTGGATATGTCCTGTATCCATTACTTTTAATTCATCACCTCCTACATTGCGTATAACGACATCTGTTGAAAATAATCGTTTTAAATTTTGAAATAAACTAGCCATTTATTGTATTATATATTATAAATATTTTTTAAACTAACCAAGATATATCTTCCTGTTGGTTATTACCTACATCCATTTTCCATGGATTTACATAACCATTGTAATTATTAGGCATATTCATTGACGGTGAGGGAAGGTATGAATTTCGGTTAATACCTCCAAGCGAAGCACGTGTTAGATCTAAACCTATTTGTTGAAAACGTAATGCTGTATCTCGTAAAAATAATCCAATACCTAATGCCATTACTAAATCATCATTATATCCATCTAAAGCTTGTGCTTTACCATTTTTCCAAACAAAGGTTCTTAATTCCTCTAATGTTCTACGTGATTGAATAATACATACTCTTTCACGCATATATCCTTCAAGTTTAGAAACAACTAATGGACGTGTTTTTTGTGAGTTAGTAAAACCAGGAACATTATTACTGTTGTTCATTCTATCAATATAATTTTCTAAGTTAGCTGTGGTTTCATTTTTTGATGAATAATAAAGATTGCGATACCCTCTATCAACAGCTGTTTGAACAACATCCCATCCTATACTAGCGTTTTCTATTACAAGTAAAGCATCATTATATTCACTTGCTAATCCAACCAAAAAATTACCATAATCACGGGTACCAAGTTGACCTTTATATTCAGCTACTTGTTTAGCATCTTCAATATCAATTACATGACATGCTGAGTAGTCTTTACCATCACCTCTGGCTACGTCAGCTACTACAACATAAGTACGAGTATAGTCTGGGTATTCCCAACGCCATAAATTTCCATCAAACCCATCTTTTACAATAGGATCTTTTTGGTAAGTATCTATATACCAATTTAATATATCAGGTTCAACTACTGTATCGCCTGATGTAGAAAAGTTACAGTCACATTCTTGTGCCGCGTTTTTAATTCCAAGAATATTGTCTTGATCATCACGCCATGCTTGATTTCTTTCAGGATGTACTGACCAGGGTAGTTTTATAGCTACAAAACCATTTGAGTTAGATTCAGCTCCAATAAATGTTTTATGAAACCAATTACCTGTACCATATGGAGTTGAAATAGCTATACATTGTCCTCCTGTAGCTAATGTTTGTTGAGCAGAAGCAAAAATCTCATCAATTCCATCTATAAACGCAGCCTCATCTAACAA